GCCACCTTGTACCAAACCACCCGACCTTCTGTGTTCGGGTGGACACCATCCGACAGGACAAGCGACTGCCCGCCGTCCGACTTGACGGAGTAAGCCTCATAGACGGGCAGATACCCCCACCCGTTCTGCAGAGCCAGAATGCGCAGGGCAACCAGTCGTTCGGCATGAGGCTTGATGCTTACCGCGGGCGTAAACCTGGGGTTCTGCGAAGACACTGTGACGCCCACACTGGGGTACAGAGATCGGATCGAAGAGACAAGCTGCGTGACCTCATTCACGTACGCAGTGGCAGTCGCGTCCAAGTAGTTGTGGCTCGAGCTTAGGAACACGACGTCGGGGCGCACCGGGATCATTTTCGCCAGACGTGCAGCCTGATACGCGAAAGTCGTCCCGCCCTGGGTGCCGTTGTAAACGGTGAGCTTCTGCCCGGACGAGACAGACCCTTCCGGAACGTACGAGAACGAGTCCACGCTCAGCCCGGTCGGAACAGTTGCGCCGGCAGTCCCAAGACCAACCAGCGTTGCCGACGCCAAGGCGTCAAGATCAGCCTGGACAAGCTGCCCGGTTCCAGACTTTTCGTTGATCGAAGCGGTCACGGTGAGGCCCGAAATGGTGATGCTCATTTCGAGAGTGTTGTCCGCGTTGGCGGTGTAAGCGAAGTTTTCGCCGGTGAACACCACAGTCACAGTTCCGTTGATCCGCTTGAGAACCTGCCAAGCGACGACGCCTGTAGACGAGAGCTGCACCAGAAGGTAGATGTGATTCGTCGAAGACAGGTACTTCGGGAACACCTTGAACTGCTTCAGACCCGACGCGGGCGGCGTCATGTTGAAGATGACTCCGCTGGCCTTAGCCGTTCCGCTTCCAGCCACGCCACCGTCACTGACAATCTCTCCCACGGATGCGCCGACGACAGCCCGAGAACCGTTGAGCGAAAAGACCCCAGGGGGACCGTTCCAGATGCCGCCCACTTCGGGCTGCTGCTGGTTCAGAGAGGTGGATGTCCGGTTAAAGGAGTCCTAGACGCCAGTCGCGGGGACATACCCGGTGCCTGCCTGCAGGACGATGGGTGCCGCGTACGCCTGGGATGCGTCGTCCCACAGTCGGTAGTCGACATGCAGTTTCGGGTGGGTGGCTGCGATCTGCTCAGCCCAAAGTCGATACCAGCCATTGTCGGGCCCGCCAGTCGAATCGCTGAGCAGGGTCATCACAATGTCGCCGCCAGCCCCCATCTCGAGCTTTGCCGCCAGTGCTTCACCAGCGGTGTCGAAACGCTGCTGAGCTACACCGCCCCCCGCCGCCCCAATCGGAGCGAATCGGCTGTCTGCCTCCGATTTGGTGTACGAGGCAGTCTTGCTGGGGAATCGGGCAGCGAGTTCAGTGATGACTACATCGGGCAGTTTCCCGGTTACGTTGTCTGCACCTACGAGTCGTGTGACCATCAGGGTTGCCTTTCGGGTTAAACAGAAAAGCCGCCCTGAGGCGGCAGAAACTTGGGGTAGAGGAAGCGGTTACGGCTGGTCAATGACCTCGAGCTCGGAACGCTCCACGACAGCGACCTCCTTGACGAGGTACCCAGCAGCACCCGACAGGACAGTCACGATCAGCGTTGCAAGGCTCGGCTCAATGTGCACACCTGCGTAAGCCAGAACGGCAATCACCCCGGTCGAGGTCAGGCCCGTCGCCAGGAACGCAAGCAGCTTCCTCGACAGGTCCGACCACACACGCACAAGGGTGACCTTCACAGGGTCGATCTGGACATGGCTCATGATTCATCCTCCGTAGTAGTTGTCTCGGTCTGGTGCCGGCGCAGCTCGCTCACCGCAGCCGTAGCCACAGCACGCTCCACCGTTGTCTCAAACATGTTCGGGTCTATGCCCAACGCCTCGAAGTCCTTGTCCTCAGGCAGGGGCAGTGGACCGGGCCTGCCGCGTTCGTCCCACCACGACAGCCGCTGAAAGTGGGCGTACAAGATCGTGCGGGACGTCAGCATCCCCGACTCAAGCGCCTTGATACGGTCGATGAGTGGACGGGTTGCCTTCTCCACTTCCTCACGCACCAGATTGGTGATGTCCATCGACGTCTGGAACCGGTCATTGCTGTCGGTTGCAGCATCCTTCTTCCGAGTCGCGACGAACACCAGGACACCCAAAATGAGGGCACCCGCGCCACCACTACCAAGAAGCTGCACCCAAGCCGGGATCATCGAATAACCTTCCTGGCCCGCCGCTCATCCATGTGGCGGGCACCGTATTCAGCACCCAGCCACCAGAGCCGCAGGATGGGGAGCACCATGCTCCACAGGACAACGGCACTGACAAACATTCGGGTTGGGGTGCCGCCGTCGACCGTTCGGAGTGCGACGAAATACATGCCGAGAATGGAGACGACGAGGATCTTCCCGGCTACCTCGAGCGGCCACAGCCTCGGGAACACTGCGCCGGCGAGGCAGACGACGGCGCACCCGACGAACAGGTACCCGAGGAAGTCGGACACGTCATCGGGCAGCAGTTCGTCCAACGCCGGGATGCCCGACGTGACCGCGTAGAAACCACCCACGATGAGCAGCACGTCCAAAAGCGGAAGGGCCACCCGTTTGAGTGGCCCTGCGTATTTTCGTTCCTCCACCGGGATAGCCCCCGGTGCCCAAATTGTGGCCCTACCTATGCGGCGGACCAACCCAAAATGCTTACCCACAATGCCCCCCTCGGGCTAAGAAACAGCGCCCTGCAGTTCCTCAAGCTTCGCCAGGACAGCCGCCGCCTGGGCAGCATCCGCGGCAGGCACAACACCACCCGAATGGATAGCAACCTCAAGGTCGAACTCTCGATCGTTTCCGATGTACGACGGGTAGCCGTAACGGCGAACCGCGTAGGGCAGTTCCTCGGGGGTGAGCACCTTCGCGTGGCCGGGACCAACGACGCCGATGCCACGGTTGGGGGACTGAATCAGCTTCATGTCTGGCTCCTCAGAAGTGATGACGGTTGCGGTCTTCGCGGCAACAGTGGTGGGAATCGTTTTGGGTGCACGGGTCTTGTCGAAGGCACCGTGCCAGAGCTCGTTACTGATCTCGAAGAAGATGCCGAGCGTGGGGCCGATGCGGTGGAGGGCTCGTTGCACGGGGGTCCCGCGGTAACCGGCACCGGCACCGAAGTCGACTGCGTTGCCGGCGACATGGAATGCCCGTGCGTCGTCCGGGGGCCAGGCAGGGTTGAACCCGGGCTTGTTGCGGTTGACGTACAGGTAGTTCTGTCTCGCCCAGATTCGGGTTGCCTCAGTGATGAGGTCGTCGTAGTTCGCGCCCGTTTCCTTGACGACAGCGCGAAGGAGCGCGTCGAAGTACGGCCATGCGTCGGCGTTGATTGTCTGCCCGCGCGTCCCAAGGGCACGCTGGGGGCCTGCACGGTTAGCCATCAGGCGTCCAGCGCCACCGGCCACGACGTGCCGCCGAGACCGAAGATGACCTGCGCCGTCGTGAGGGTGATGCCCTCAGGAATCAGGAACAGGATCGCGCCAGTAGATGCCTGGATGGTGATGACCGCACGGGTGTCACGGAATCGCTTCTGGTCGTACACGTCAGCGGTCGGACGGAACCCAACAGGGACAGTGCCGAGCGTGTACGTCGCACCCGCATCAAAGGTGATTGCGAGGGTGTTCGTGACCGTCCCGTCGAGGAACGCACGGCCAGCCTGGATAGTGACCGTGGGCGGGTAGGCACCATTCATCGCCTTGTAGTACCCGTTGCTGTTCAGTGACAGGGCCGCGACCTTACGGACCGGCTTAGCGACAAGCTGCGCATAATCGACGGCTGCCTGGAACTGGCCCACCGGATCGGTGATGTCGCTGTTGTAGATCGGCTTACCCGACGTGTCCTTGGTGTACCCCATGCGGGCCTCCTATTTTGTGTAAGTGATCCGCAGAGCGCCCGCCTGCGAAGGGTCAGAACCAATGCCCGTGAAGATGGCGAACCCGGCACCGTTGAACCCGACACCGCCACCAGCACGGAGGACACCAGCAAGGTCGGTGATGTCCACCCAGCGGCTAAACGGGCGTGCGATCTGACGCAGGTTTGAGATCGCCGGGGTCGGGCCACTAACGGCCTCGAGAGGGTGTGTGCCGAGGAGGGGAAGGTTGCCGCTGTCCCGCGTCGCTGCGAGGTAGATCTCTACACGGTCGACACGCACTGCACCGGCCAACGAATCACGGACCTTCGACCCGTACGTGTAAATACCAATCTGGGATGCCGAGGCGTACACGGAACCAGTCGACGTGCCGAAGCTGCGGCCATCAGCCGCAGACCCTGACCCGGTGGCAGTGAACACGTCCACGCGCTGACCGGTCGGGTTCGGTACGTCCGGTGTGACAGGCGGATCATCGGGGGTCAGGGACGACACCCCGATTACGTACGGGCCGGCCTCGCCCCATGCCAACCCCACCAAATCGCCAGACGAGGGCTGCTCACCGAGGAACGGCACACCAGGCAGGTCACCGAACTCAGTAGAGACCGTGACCACATCGACACCAGTCGTTGCGACCACACCCGAGAACGGCTGCACCGTGGACACGCCCATCAGGAACGGCTTACCGTTCATGAACCACACATGCACATCATCGCCAGCCCGAGGAATACGCCCCCCCAGTAGCGACGCCGGCACACGCCCGCCACCCACGTCCACAATCGCGCGGGCACCCTCAACACGGACCATCTTCCCCAGCAACGTAGAAACCCTCGCCACATCGGCAAGGGCACGAGTCAGCTCAGTGGTGTCATCCTCAGCCACTGGACACCTCCACAGTCATCTCCGTCGCATCGCTAAACGACACGTCTTTCACACGGCACATCAGCCGCTCCGACTGTGTTTCCAGCCACAACACGTCCCCGACCTCACGCAGCGGATTGAACGTCTCCACCACCTGAATCTCACGGGCAGCGAGCCGTGCAGTCCGCTCGATGTCACGGTTCACGTACGCCTCAGCCTGATCCTGCGTCACCACATACTCAGACTCAGCACGCCTCGTAATGACCCCAGCAGGGCCAGGGGAACCATCCGGTTCGCGAACCCGCAGCGGGCCGTACGTGATCTCCGCGAACGCGTAAATCGCTGACCCGTCCGACGCCTCACCGTTGAACACGATCCGGTTGTAGACACCCTTCGACGTCATCCCAGTCGGTGCCGAGACCAGCGTGCCGCCCGGACCCCACCGAACCTCATCCACCGGGTCAGGCCACTCCTTCGGAATGAACGACGCCGACCCATCAGAGAGCATCACCGGTGTCGCATCGAGCACGTCCACCAATTCGTACGCGGCATCTAGACGGTTGTCCTCATATGCCACCGCGCGGGTGATCGGACCATCCGGAACACCAACCGTCACCGGCAGGCCAGTCACCCGGGAAAACTCCGCGTACACCGACGCCAACTTCTGCGCTGACTGCGGATTGTCGAACGGGTTTTGATCGACCAGCACAAAGCGGTCCTTCAACTCCAACTCGAGAACAGTCGACGTGATGATCTGCCTGCCCGCAAAATCAGCAAACGAATCTACTGCTGACGGGACATCAACCAGCCGGAACCAACCCACCGGAATCTGATACTCCATCCGGCCCACACTCACATGAGCCACCACCGCCAACTCAGGACCGAACGGCGCAAACAGGTCACCAATCTCACGAGGCGACACCGACTCCGCAAAATCCGAGCTATACGCCACCTTGCACGACATCGACCCCTGAATAGAAGCCGACCCATCCCACCGAATCTGCACATCGAACAGCGGCACATTCGTCAGCCGCCGCTCCTTCGCGTAATACAGGTCAGCGGTGAACCACTTCAGGAACCCGCCACCCGCCAACACCTGCCTAAGATCCTCCGACGACTGACGCACCTAACCCGCCAATCCCGCCAACGAATAATCACGCGACGCATCAAGCCACGACCCGTAAGCCGCAGCAACCTCATCCCACGTGTCGTACGCCGCAGCAAGGTCATCCCACGTCAGGGTTGCCTCAACCAGGCCCACAGCAGGCGGTTCAACCTCAGTGCCGACCAATTCCCACACATCGAAATCGGGGACTGTCGCAATCGACATGGGCTGGCGAACAACCTCCACCTGCGCGATGAACGTCGCCGGGAGCCGCAGGACAGGGGGTGCACGGAACACCAGGATTGGTACACGCGCTTGCTCGTACGTGCCGAACATCGAATCGAACACCGCGGCGTCATCCAAGTTCTCGGTCACACCCGACAGGTTCACCTGCACCAGCCCAGTGCGCCGGCTTCCAATCCACTTCTGAACCGACGCCCCCTCAACCTGCGCAAAACCGCCGGCAGTCGGACGGGACAGTTCGGCCAGAGCCCGGTCCGTGAACGACCACCGCACCGCAATGGACGGCTCGAGCACATGCTGAACCCAGACCTCATCCGTGACGACCGTGATCGACGCCGAATCGGTGAAGCCAATGCTCAGACCAGCCGCATTGAACAGCTCCGCCCGGTACGACACCGGCACCCCAAACGGTGCCTCCCAATCCAGAACAGCGACACCGCCAGCCACAGACCGGTTCACACCGCCCCGAACAGTCCACGTCCGCGAACCATCCGACCGGTAGTACGTCGCTGTCACCGCAGCAGGCGGGAACAGGAACCCTAAGATCTCCACCCGCGGAGCAACATGCGCCACCGGGTCACCCGGCAAGAACGACAGAATTGGTGCAGTCGTCGCCAGCTTCCCCGTGAAGAACAAACCCTCCCGGTCAGGATCAGCTACAAACCCGTCAGTGGAATAGAACCCACCACCAACAGGCGCAACATCACCCACCCCGTACAGCATCGAACCAGCAGGCTCCTCGAAACCAATCTGCGGCATCACTTCCCCCTCTGGCGACGGTTAGCGATCGTCACACCGCTCTGCTGCTTGCTCTGCTGGATCGACACATCGACGTACTTCAGCAGGTCGACACCACCCTTCGACTGCACCGACACTGTGAACGACGGAGGCTCGAAAGCAGCCAGCGAACTACCGGCCGGCGAAGACGTCTGGTACGCGACCGCGCCACCAGACGCATACCCGCGCCCCTGGCTTAGGGCAGACCGGAACGCATACACGCCCGCCTGTCCGCCCATCCGAGCCACATCGGCTGCAGTAAGCACATGCTCACCAGGGGCGAGCATCGCCGCCACAGAGTCCTTACCCACAGGGCCAGGACCGTGCACCGCACCACCATCAGCGAACGGGACACCGCCAACCGTGGAACGGGCACCACCCGCACGGTTATCCGCGCTGATCTGCTCGTTGACCCGAATATTCAGAGAGACAGCCCGGTCGCGGGCCAACTGATTCAGTTGAGCTTCAGCAGCAGCAACGCCGGTTAGTTGAGCAGCCGTTTGGATATTGCCAGGGATAAGACCCAGCTTGTCGGCGTACGCCTCAGCAGCCTGGCCCGTAACGCTGAGCTGCCCCTGGGCCGCAATCAGCTTCTGACGACCGACCTCGATTACCGCACTTGCCGCCTCCTGTGATCCAGTCTGCGTGTATGTTGCGCTAGCCAAAGCCAGGGTTGAGGTAGCAATCTCATCAAGCGCGGCCTGGTTAGCCCGCCCCTTCTCAGTGCCGATGTCAAGACTGGTCCCGTTCGTCGTAACCGACTCAGTGAGATCATCAAGAGAAGCCTCAAAGCCACGGGTGGCCTCGTTCACGTCAAGCTGAGCAGAGCCAAACCCCTCAATCTTTGCCTTCAGATCATCGACAGCAGCCGCCGTCTGATCTGCCGCAGACCCGACCTCGCCCATGCCATCCGTGACCTCATCAAGGCCCTCAGCAGCAGCGCCGCCCGCTTCCTTCGAGTTCTCGAAAGCCTCCGACGACCCCTCAACCGACTCACGCAGGTTCGCGATCCCGCGGCCCGCCAGATCAGACTTGACCGCCAGACCGTTGAAGATGTTCCCGGCAGTGTTCAGGTTGCCAATCTTGTCTTGCACAGCGTCAAGAGCGTCGCCACCTTCAAGGACCGCATCGGTCAGTTCGCGCTGGCTGACACCCGCCTTCTTCGCCGTCTCAAAGATGCCATCCTCTTGCAGCTTCCGGACAACAATCGCACGCGTGTACTGAGTTGTCGCACCAGTCGCCGCATCCAGAGAGTCTGCCAACTCCTGAGCCGTCGCACTAATGTCGGCCTGCTTCGAGATCACAGCACCGATGCCGATAGTCAGAGCGGCCAGGCCAAGGCTCAGCACACCAATGCCCACCGCAGCCGTGCGACCAGAGAGGCCCACAAGGGCTAGGGCCGCACGGAACTCCACGATCTTCGGCAGGGCAAGCAAAATGCCGCCCCCGACAAGACCGATGGAAGCAATGAGCACACCAAGGCCAAGACTTGCCGCCAGCAACTGAGGAGGTGCAGACCCGAACGCATCCACCAGGAACGTGACAGACTGCACCAGATTGCGGAGCACACCGTTCGCGCTCGAGCCCGTCTGAATGAGAGCAGTCTCGAAAGCGCCACCAAGCTTTTCGATGTCGCCCTTGAGGTTGTCGAGCTTAAGGCGGGCAGTTTCGGCGGCATAACCAGTGTCATCAACCTTGTCGATCCAGTCGCCAATTCCCTTAGCGCCCTGCTCGTAGATCACCGACGCACCACGAACAGCATCAGATCCGAAGATGACAGCCAGGGCAGAGTTGCGGGCCTCAGGTGTCAGGTCCTTCAGCGCAGTCTGCAGGTTCCCGGCAAACGCCTCAAGACCAATGAACTGCCCCTGCGAGTCATAAGCCGAAATGCCCAACTCGTCCATCGCCCGCTGAGCTTCCTTCGACTGCGGAGTCAGACGCTGCAGCATCGACTTGAACGACGTGCCAGCATCCGAACCAGTCAAACCAGCCGACGCAAACGCCGCCAGCGCACCAGTCGTCTCCTCAATCGACAGGCCCGTCTGAGAGGCAACCAGGCCACCCTGGTTGAGCGCGTTCGACAGATCCTCCACCGAACCCTGCGCCTTACCAGCGCCGGCAGCAAGAAGGTCAGCAATGTGCGGCACCTCAGTACCAGCCAGACCAAACTGGGTCATAGCCGTCGCCGCGATCTCAGCCGCCTGCGCCACATCAAGCTGACCCGCAGACGCCAGGTCAAGCGCACCCTTAAGCCCACCACCAAGAATGTCAGCGGTCGAGACACCAGCCTTAGCCAGCTCCTCAACCGCCTGCGCCGCTTCCGTCGCAGAGAACACCGTCGACGCGCCAGCCTGAATCGCCGCATCCCGCAGCAGAGCCATGTTCTCGGTCGTCTCGTGCGTCGCCGCCTGCACCGACGACATCTGCGCATCGAACTCCGCGTACTTCGCCACAGCAAGCGCCACACCAGCAGCAGCCAGCGTCCCAACCGCGAACATCGCAGCACCGAGAGCCTGGATTCCGTCGCGCCGCTGAGACAGCCGCTCAGCCTCAGAGCCCGTCTCGCGGGTAGCTCGAGCAGCACGGTCCATCCCAGAGATGTAGCCCGAGACCTCGGCCACCAAACTCACGCGCGTAGTTCTGGTGCCTGCCATCTGCCCTACCGCCTTCTGTTGAAATATGTGAAGATCAGGGCGTGCCCGAATACAAATACGTGAGCCTGCCCAGCAGCGGCAAAGAGGTGCGCTCAGGCGACGTCGACCGGTACGCCTCTGAAGAGCTGAACCGCGTCTACGTCCCCGATGGCTGGGTCGTGGAAAACGTCACACGCCCCGCAGCCATCGGACCCATCGGGTTCCTGCTCAAGCGTTAGTCATCAACCCGCGTCGCGTACCAGACGTCGCCTGATCGGTCAGCGTCCTTGTACTGCGCGTAGAAAGCATCCCGGGCGCGGTCAATCGCCTGCGCCGCGTAGTCCTTTTTCGGGGCCTTGTTCGCCTCGTAATGCCACCCGCCGGCCACGCTCGGGTTCGCCTGTGGGTCAGTCGCCTCAGACATCGGGTGACCATGCGGGCCCATATCCGCCATGACCCGCTCGTAAGCAAGCATCATGTCGAGCTGCGAACGATCCCACTCAGGTTCACGCTCAGTCACCGAAGCAACCAGCACACCATCCGCATACTCATGCCGGGTGAACTCACGCGGCTCCCACCCCTGCAACCGCCGAGGCGAAACACCAAGCTTGGACGCTAGGCGAAGGACTTCCCAGAGCCCGTTCGTGCTTTTTTTAGCTGCTCCTGAGCCTTAGCCACAGCCACATGCGACTGGTACTCATTCAGGTTGTAGATCGCGTCACCGATCTTCCCCTCAAAGTGGCCCGTCAGTGCAGCGAACAGGTCAGCCCACTCGTCGACACGCTCAGCATCCGGATCCTCAGGATCAATCGGGTCAACATGCAGCGGCACTTCCTTGCCATCGACCAGGCGGGCACCACACTTGCGGGCCACATACCGGGTGAGGGTGCGCAGGTTGTACCCGTACTGCGAGTCATAGGCCACCCCAGGACGCAGCGGGTGACGGTCCACCGCGTCATTCCAATCAAGGCCATTCATCTGCCGGAACCGCAGCGTGTGCAGGTTCCCGGCAAGCATCACGTTCACATCTACGAACGGAACAGCCGCGTTCTTCGCAGCCTGCAGGTCATCAGAAAAGCTCATCAGTTCACCGTTTCTATCCACCGTTAGTCACCGTTAGGGATGGAACCTGCCGGGGTGACGGTGGGCACCCCGGCAGGAGTCTCAGCTACGCGACAACAACCTTCTTGCGCTGCGACGGAGCAGTGATGAACATGTCCTGCTCGATCAGGTCAAGACCGTTCTCAGTGGGGGCAGCGTTCCGCTGGACACCAGTGATGCACGTCCACACGTCCACGATGTCTCCGACAGTCCAGTCGGTCTCGTTGTTCTTGCCGCGGCGGATCACGAAAAAACCCTCCGTGTTCTGCGGCAGGGCAACAGCAGCCGACTTCGGGTCCGTCGAGTCGACGTACTTGGTCGACAGTGCGTCCGTGGTCTTGCCGGGTCGCGACAGATCCTGCGTCAGCGTGAGGCGCTTATCCTCAACGCTTGCCTGCGTCGTCGTCGGGTTGAAACCGTCCGGAGTGAACGAGTACGTCAGCGGAACCGACGTGCTGCCCTTCAGGATCGCAGCCGAAAGAGGATTCGGAGCAGTGCCCGTCCCCTTCGGAATCCATGCGATCTTCCAGCGACCATCGGACTGAGTTGAAGCAACAACGGGATCAAGGCCGTCAGCCATGTGGTTCTCCTTTGTGTCGGGTGCCCCGGAGATCCCCGAAGGCGGTAACCCGCGGTGCGGGTGAAATGCGAAACGCCCCACCAGACAGGTGAGGCGCTAGTTGCAGCTCGGGCTCTAAGCCGGCGAGCTAGTCAGGTCGAACTGATCGACCGAGTAATACAGCGGGGGAGAGACGTCGATGTCGAGATCGACCGGGACTGACGACACATGCCTCAGGCGGCGGCAATCACGGCCAGCCACAGTCGGCCTGTAGTCGAGAAGTTGGGCCATCACCCGCTCAGCCACAAGCTGGGACTGTTCAGCCGTCGCGCCCACGGAATGCACCGTCACACCAAACGTGACCTCAGACTGCAAACCGTTGAACCGCTCAACCACCCGCAGCCCAGAGTCCATGAACACCGTGCAATACCGGGCAGGACGATTTGTCACAACCCCCTGAAACGTCGACCCGCGAAGAATCAGATCCTCCTCGAGCCGCGCCACAATCGCCTTCGCATGCGCACGAATCACAGGCCAGCCCGCCTCTCCGCATCGGCCAAGGCGCGCGACAAGCCACGCTCGAAATCCTCCTGCGTCTCAGCAAGAGCGCCGGCCCCATAACCCTTAGGCCCGTTATTCACAGACCCGAACTCCGTCTTGCCAACCAGAGAACCCTGGCCGCCATTACGCGCACCAATCTCAGCCTCGACGACTGAGCCGGACGCAGCAGCACTGCCCTTGATCTCGTAGTCAATCGACGCAGCAGCCCGGGGAAGCGCACGTGCGCCCTGCAGCTTCTGCCGCCATGCGTCCTTCACATTCCGAGCACTGACCTCAACCGCCTGCCGAATCTTCGGACCAGCGTTATCCGGCACCTCACCAAGATCCGCAGCCAGCCGGGTCAAGTCCGAAAAGTCAACAGTGGAACCATCAGGCATCAGCTAGTCACCTCAATCGCGAACCGTCGCGCAGTGCGATACGAACCCACGGACGGAGCCTTGATCCGAGCCTTGACACCAACCAGAGCAGGGTCAGTCAGGGAGGCCGTCATACGAACCTCCATGTCCTTCCGAACACCAAGCGACGTGCCCACCGGCAGCGACAGCACCGAATCCTGCTCCACCAGAAGCTGACCCGACGCGTCAATCTCACCAGCAGCCGTCGCGCCAGCCTTGAAACGGCACCGGCCTGAATAGGCAACCTCGAAGCCGGGTGCGTACTCGCCGGTCTCCTCATCCAGTACATCGCCCGGGATGACCGTGCCAATCTCGCACGCATCCGTCATTCGCGACTCAGCCTGAGCCCGCAGGAACGGGAGCGTTGCCTGAATGTCACTCTCGAGGCTCACCACCGGTCGTCCTCCTCATAGATAGGACGACCAGCAATGTCCGTCCCGCACGAGCAGAACGTCCCCCCAAGCAGCAGCGTGCACCACGGGAGGTGCCGAGTCCCAGTCGGAACCATGTCCAGCGCGAACGCCTTCGACGAATCCGTGAGCCCCAGCAGCACCCACCACTCATCAAGGATGGTCACCCGCCCCTTCCCCGACTGGTAAGACCGCGACGTCGAACCGTCATCCACAGACACCGTGACCTGAGTCGCATCATCCGGCTTACGGACATGCGAGACCACAGCCTCACGGACCACGTAGTCAAGCCGGGCCTCATCGATCACCGGTGCCGGCGTGGTCGACGACACCCGCGAATCGATCAGCATGTAGGCGTCATCAATCCACAACTGCCACTGCTGCTCCTGAACAGAGCCAGCTTCGGGGGCGGCCTGCCCGAGAGCAACCGCAATCATGCTGGGAGTCACAGCCATGACCGCCCCCTTCGCTACTTAGTCGTCAGACTTCTTCGGGCGGCCGGGCGACCGCTTCGGCTCCTGCTCACCGCTGACCCACTCGGAACCGAGCAGCGCCGCCGTCTCGTCAGAAACCGAAACGACAACGCCGTCCGTGTTCTTCAGGACAGGCATCAGCCAGCAACCTTGTCGACCACGAGCGCGAACGCGTTCAGGTCAGCGATTCCCCAGCCGTAGAGAACCTCGGCGCGGAACGCGATCTGGTTGTTGCGCTTCAGGTCGCCGCCGCCGTCCGGGTCGCCGTACTCGATCAGCTCGAGGCCGATCTGACGCTGAATGCCCCAACGGATGGCCGAGAAGTCACCGACGACACCGAGGATGCCAGTCGGCGCAGCAGCGACACCCACAGCGCTGACAGTGCGCGAGACCGAAGCCACGTGACCGTCAAGCTCCGAGGGAGCCGTCGACAGAGCAAAGTTCGGGTACAGCTTCTGCTCCGTCTGACCGCCACGCAGCGCCGAGAACTTCGCCGCGAACGTCGGGTCAAGCGCCACGTTCGCAGGAACGTAGCTGTTCGCCAGGACCAGGGCGTCAGCGGCGTCGAGGTTCGCGTACGGCTTGTCAGCCGCGGCACGCTCAACCTGATTCGTGGTCGCAGAAAGCTTCTGCGTCATAGCCGCAACCGCAGCACCACCAGTCGGGTTGATGCCGTGGAACACACCGAAGTCCAGTGCACGAGACAGCGCCGGCTGAATCTGCGACAGGATGTCGTCGATGTAACCAGCCTGCGTGTCCTCGTCAGCCCACTTGGCCTCCTCGTTCATGCGGATGGTCTTGTGGAACTTGAACGGCGTGACCGTCTGGGTGGCCTTCGTGACAGTCGAAGCGCCCTTCTGGGCACCCTCACCGACGTACTCAGCCTCACCGATGTCGAAAGTCATTGTCGAGCCGGTGCCGAACTTCATGGGGATAGCCCCGGAGAGGGCAGCGACAGTCGAACCGCCCTGCACCTTCCCAAGCCAAGGATCAATAATCTGGTTCGGGAGGTTCAGAAATCCCGAGGTAAGCGCGGCCATGATGACCCTTTCTGGTTAGTCGGTACGCCCAAACAGCTGACGTGCGAACTGCTTCACGTCGCTGCTGGCGTTGCCCGTGTTTGTGGTTGCACCCTCCTTGGGTGCGACGTTGCCCTGCTTCTTCCGGTCTGCCTCACGAGCCGCAAGACGTTCCGCCTGCGCTGTGAGAGTTGACTCGTCCGTACCGGTCAGGAACAGGTCTCGGTCCTCCGCGCTCAGGCCGTGCTTCGCCGCGATGTCGCTGCGCAGCGCACGAGCCTCAGCCGCCGAATACTTGCCCTCAAGCTCGGCAAGCTTCTCCTCAACCGACTTCGCACCCTCAGCCTTCGCCTTCAGGTCGTCGTAGTCCGCATACTTCGCCTGGACACGTGCAACACGGTCCTTGACGATGCGATCCACGTCAGCCTGAGTGATGACCTGACCCTGCTGCTCAGTCGCTGTCGCACCCTGCTCAGCCGTGGTCGTAGTGCCTTCGTTCTCTGCCATTCCGGTACTCCGTTTCCGTGCCGTCGCACATCAGACCGGCCTTAGACGTGGCCGTAACGTTCACCCCGCATCGGGGTAGCTAATGGGTCTCAGGTCCGTAAACCGAGTCCAGGTATGAGCGCACCTGAGCGCGCTGCGCAGGTGTCCGTGAGCGCCGGCTAGCGAGGTACTGAATGGCGGACGCTTCCTCGCCAACATCCCCGCCGACGAACACTGGCTGAGCGGAACAATGGCAACTCGTGTGGGCCGCGAACCGGGCCGTGGTCTCGCGGTACACAGCACCACGGTCGGCCAGCATCCTGCAGAATCTGCAGCCACCAGCTGTGACGCGTCGCCAACCGATCGCCTGCGGGTCCGCACGCCGGTTCGACAAGATCGTGTCCCGGTATGGGCGCGCAGTCTCGAGCTGAACCACCTCAGCCAGCCGACTAGCGACCAAACTGCCAGCAGCCCCGGAAGCGACGAGATCCTCGTCGAAGAACGGTCTCGAAGCCCAAGCCACGCCACGACGCTGCTCCACAACCCGATCCGCAACAACCGCCTCAACCGCGAAACCCGACGCAAGACCCGCAGCCTCACGCTCCTCCTCATAGAAGTCAGCCGCCAAAGCCGCCGACCCATCCGAGTAGTAACCAATCAGCCCCGGAACACTCTCGAGCAACACCAGACGGCGCTGCTCAGCAGTCCCGCGAAGCCGCGAAACCAACTCCCGCGTGTTCCCAAGAGCATCAGCCGTCAGAAGCTGCAGAACCGCCCGTGACTGTCGCGCTGACGGCATTCGCAGCCCCCTGACTCGTCGAACGGTTCGCAAGAGCAGCCACAACATCACGGCCCGTCACACGCTGCTTCTCGGCCAACGCACGACGGATCTGCTGCTCATCAAGACCCAGCAGCTCAAGACCAACCTCAGTCTCAGCAAGCCACGGAGCAGCACCAATCTGCTTCGACCCAGCATCAGCAGCAGCCGAACGAGACAGGTACAGCGGCGAACGCCACTTCGTACCAATCGACGCCCACTCAGCCGGCACCTCGGCCAGGCCGTTCTGGATTGCGAGCCCCTTAGTCACAGCGCGGCGGATCGAAATGGACCAATCGTCCATCGCGCCCTCAGCCTCAGCAATCAGGTTGTCGCGGCCAGCAATGTACGAACCCTCACTCGTCGGATTCGCCATGTCAGACAGCGCAAAGTCTGCATCCGGCAGATCAGTCTCACGCGCAGCAAGCTTCGCCAGCGCATTCAGATCCGCAAGGTGAGGCTCAGGAGACTCAGCCGAGAACTGCTTCACATCAGCACGCGGATTCTGAGCATCCTCGTCATCCGGGATACCAAACGCGCGCCCCAGAGCAACTTGCCATGACGTCTTCGGGGTACCATCCGCATTGCGGAAGATGCCCTCGTCAGCGCCCAGCAGGATCATCTTCGGGATTGTGTAGATGTCCATGTGCGCCTCAAGACGAACCAGCGCACGCAGCGCCGAATCCTGGTGGGACATAAGAGGCCGCGAGATGCGGCTCTTGCCCATCCTCCGCGACGAACGCGGGCGGTACGCCAGCGGCTCAGCAGGCACACCAAATAAGTGCTGTGAGCGCGACACCTCCCACTTGCCATCCGCATGGTCAGCGGTGATGGTCAGGCCGTCCAGGTACAGGACAAAGCCGGTGATCTTGTGATCCTTGCGGCTTGTCACCGACAGCAAGTTGTCCAGGCGACGGCGACGCACATTCCACTCGCCAGTAGCGCTCAGAGCATCACGCGCATGGATCAGAGCGGCAGGCTCGTCCTCGGTGCCACGAGTCGTGACCAAGTAAGAGACGCCGTGGATCAGCGAATCCGTTCGCGCCTGCGCAATCTCAGACATGAGAAAGTTGCTGTCCTCGAGCTGCTGCATCCCCAGCGCCTCAAGGTCGCCGTCAGTCCAAATGAACTTGTCCAGGTTGCATCGACGAGCAAGCCCATCGACCCCCTTCGCAGCCCACCCCAGAGCAATACCAATCTGCCCATACTGCGGCGGAATGACCCCACCGACGCTCTCGATTGCGCGCTTACCGTCGTAGTACGACGAACGGAGCCGATTACGAGGGCCCTTCGCGTCCAGCTTCTCGGCCAGCACATTCAGGGTCAGGTTCTCATCTTCCGACAGGCCAGGAACAGTCAGTGTTTCGTGCATCAGAGAACCACCGCCGTCCTAGATCCAGTACGCCGACTAGGACGCATCACGTTGTCATTCTGAGCACCCCACAGAGCCAGGGTTTCAGCCACCAGGGGAGAGATATTCGAGTTGGCGTCCTTGCGGTTCCACGCCCACGCACCCGCCAGGGGCCGCTTAGCAGCCACCGACAGCGCCACATTCACCTGCGGCTGATCCGTGTGAAACACCGACCCGTCATGAATTCCGTCGTAGAGCTTCGCGCAGGCAATCGCCATGTCACGTCCCTCCGCAGCAGCCAAAGTCACAAGAACGTCCGTTCCCCTGAGGTAGTTCCTGCCGTGACGAACCTCGACCAGGCCAGACATCTCATCGACAACAACCGCGTGGAGTCGGTTGCGCTCAGCACGCTTCACTACCCACGGGATCGCCCAATCGACGCCCTTACGTTCCTCGTCAAGCTCTATGTGCCAATGCCCATCAGCGCGCAGGCCGGCGAACCCCACAGCGGCTGTCGCGCGACCCGGAGGGACCTCAATCGAGAGGGTCAGACGATCGATCGGCATCGACGCGGCGTCGCCTTGGTCGTTCCAGGTCAGCTCGTCGATGACCCGGTTGCTCGAGACCGCATCCCAGATTCCCAAAGCCTCGCGCTTAAACGAATCATCATTTGTCAGGTTCTCCCGCATCCGCTCCATCGACTCCACAGGAGTACGAGAAGGGAACGACGGGTTAGCTTGCGCCCACGCTTTCTGGTCGTCAGGGTCAGCGTCCTGGTCGGCCGAGAACTCGACATAAACCATGTTCGGCGCGGTGCCCTCAAGGGCCTTCTTGCGCCGGTTAGTGAACTCCTCGCCCGGGTCAGTAGGTCGCGGGGGAGTGCCCATGAAGAACAGCAGCGCCCCGGACTCCTGCCGAGACTGGTTCGTCGCCGCCACCATGTCCTCGAGCGCCTTCTCCGTGAGGATCTGCGCCTCATCGAAAACCTCGATGTCGACCTCATCGAAACCACGACCGAAGCCCTGCTCACGGGCACCGAACATGATGATCGACCCATTACGGAACCGGATCTCCTGCTCACCATTCGTGTTCCGAGGATCAAGCATGTAGGGCTTGATCTTCTTCTTCGACGTCATGCCCTTCAGGGAGCCGAACGTCTTTGAGGCCGTGCGGGTGCGGTGCGCGCTCCACAGGACCGTCAGGCCCGGGTGGATGATGCACAGCGCAATCACGATCATGCCGACGATGAACGTCTTTCCGACCTGTCGGGGGATGCTCAGCACCACACCACCCACCGTGGCGGCGTACTTGCCGTTCTTGCGCTTACCGAGAGCCACAGCGCCGATGCCGTGCTGCCACTCGTCGAACGTGACACCCATTTTCAGGCACTGATCGACCACCCGCGGCCAAGCAGTCGTCACAATCCCCTTCGGAATCGTCACATGCCGCGCAACCTCAGATAGCCGCGGCGTCGAACTCCCCGTCGCTGACCCCGGCATGACCGCCCGCCTCCTGCGCCTCACGCAAATCGATAGCCGCAATCTCCTTGCTCAGCTCCTGAAGCCGGCGAGACAACGCAGCCAGATCACGCGGCGGACAATTCGGATCCTGCACAGTCTCCGCAACACGTGTCCGCAAAGACACCAGCAACTCCCGCTGACTACCAGACGCCGCAGCCTCAGTAATCGACTTCGGAACAGGCGGCGGAACCGGAATATCCGAATCCAAGACGGCCCTAAGATTAGTATTTCGCTTCGTAGCCATCACACCCCCTAGGTGGAAAAAGTGGCGGAGGGGGATCTCGTCTATCCCCGGAGGTACTTTGGGCCTGCTGCCGGGGGTGGTCCCCCCTGGGTCTTGACAAGTGGCATACCGGCTTGCGACTTGCCGATGTTGCATATCACTCGTCGCTGCTTGCCTGAGGCCCCATTGGCTTGCCTTGTGAGCTACTTGAGCGCACCTGATCGGCGGATGATGGGGGCGACGAGGCGTGCACGCTTCTTGCTATTGCATTCGCGATGTGCTGCGGCTTTGTTGCCGATGTTGTCTGCCCCTTCTTTAGCCAATGGCACAACGTGGTCGACGACGAAGGATCGTGGGTTGAGCCAGTCGAGTGTGTAGTCGATGGGTTCACCGCAGATGTGGCAGGCGGCACCGGTTGCTCGGATGCGTGCTCTGTCTTTGTCGCGTTGGTTGGTGTTGCGTGGCTTGAGGCTCATGGCTGTCAGCCCTTGCGGTAGGCGATGGCGGAGAGGGTGGCTTGGCCGGCACTGAGTAGGGCGGTGGTGGTGACCGTGACAACGCAGGCAGCGGTGGTCTTGCTCTTGATTGCGACTGATGTCTTGCCAACTAGTGCGCCTGCTGTTGTGCTGACCTGGGGGGTGACGATGTAGGTGGCGTCAGCGAATGCTGTGGCCCAGGTGATTGTCACGTCCACGCTGGCGCTGATGCCGAGCAGTGAGGTGATGGCTGGTACTGCGACACCATCGCGGTATTCGATCTGCAGGTTGACGGGGCCAGCAGGTCCGGTGTCGCCCTTGGGTCCGACGAGGGATGCAAGCCATTGGGCTTGTGTGCCGCCGTATCCGCTGGCACGGGCAACCTGGTAGGCGGTGAGCCCATCGGTGCCGTTCGTGCCGTTGAGGCCTGCCTTGCCGTCGATGCCGGGCTTGCCATCGGCCCCGTCTTTGCCTGCGGGTCCGGGTGTCAGTTGGATCTTGTCGATGCGCTGGTCGAGGCGTGCGTGTTCACCGTTGCCAGCGTTGACTGCGCCGCCGAGCTGGTCGGCTAGGCCCTCGAGCGTGCTGATGCGGGGGTCACGCTTGAGCACCATGTCTCGTGCGTTCTGCCCTGTCGCTTCGGCCTGGTCGGCTTTGGCGTTGACTGCATCGATTTGCGCTTGGAGTGCCATGACTTCGGCTGAGTCGGCAGCGCTGCCTGATTCGATGGCTGCTTTGAGCTGGGCCATGAGTTGGTCGAGTTCGGCGTTGTTGTCTTGGAGGTTGAAGATGCCGCGTGTGGTCATGCGCGTGCGACTGAGACTGTGGCGTCGGCGGCGCTGATGAGTGCGACGGTGTTGTCGGTTTCGTCGGCGTATCCGGTGGGGAGGTCGATCCATGTGCCGGCGAGGACGACGGATGATGTGGGGTCTTTGACGCTGACGGTGGTTCCGTTGCGGACGTAGACGGGCATGGAGGCTTCGTGAATGCTGACTTGGACCGTGTGGCTGATGTTGCCGCCGCGGGTGCTAAGGCGAACGGTGGTGACGTTCCCTGCGGTGAGCAGGATTTCGTAGGCCCCTACTTGGTCTGGCTCGATGGTGTAGTCCGCCATGCGCTGATCCCCCTGTTGACTGGTTAGGTCTCGAGTTTGAGTCCGTATTTTTCGTGTTCGGTGATGTGGTCTGCGAGGAGGGAGCCGACGACGAAGGTGCGGGCGCAGTGTCGGCAGCGCCAGTTGTCGGTTAGTCCCATGCGTCCGGGCTTGCCCACATGTTGTGCTCCATCATTTGAGGGGTTCCGAACATGCGCCCCGTTCTTTAGGGGTGTCAGTCTCGCCCGGGTGCGCTGTTGTGCGGTTGCTCGGGGGCTGCTTGATGTTTGTCGTCGGGCGTGTTCGGAAGTGTGTGCCTGTTGACCAGTCAGGCTCTGGGCTACGTTCGGGCAGGCTCTAGGCGTCGGGTCCGAATGTTGCGTCACGTGCTCGTCGTAGCGCGCGGATGGCACGGTTGACACCTGATCGGTCGGATTCGATCCCGCCGATGTTGACGGTCATTGATCCGTCGCCCCAACTAATTGTGAGGTCGGGTTCGTCGCCTTCGATGCGGGTCGGCTTCCAGAACTTCTCTGCGGGCATGTGCGCCTCTTTCGCTTATCCGCATCACGCGGACCACCCAGCGTCACGCCGGGAAGCTTGGGGTCCGTGTCGTGGACTAGGCGGCTGCGTTCGGGGTTCTTACCGGCAGCGCGGTTCAATGACGGGACCAGCAGCCCGTGCCCCTCGACGGCTGGTATCGCGACCAGCCGGTCTGTGTGGTCTGCACGAGTAGCGGGCCGTCACGTGGCGAGTGCGACTTGCACAGCCGCTGACACGTACCCGGCCCGCTCTCGGCGGTGCGGCAGCTTTGCTTGGGTTCACCTGGCGGGCCACTGCATGAAACCGCTCAGCCGGTCTAATGCGACGCAGGGTTGGTCCGGCAAAGACCTCTGCGAAGTTCGTCCGCTTCAAGCCTGAGGCTAGGGCGGAAGTATGTGGGGTGGCGCAGTGCCGGCGCTAGCAATCGCGGCATTCCGGATGCGCCACCCTTAAACACGAAGCGCCGGTGACCTGTCTAAGACATGGTTCACCAGCGCGTTATCAGATTAACGCACGTCATGGCGTTTGTCCACTAACCTCGACTTCCTCATTCGCGGGCGTGTCGGCTTCCTCGATGGCGTAGGACAGGGCACGCAACCCCATGACTCCGTGCCACTGCTGCTTGCAGCACCCGCACTGCGCCTTGGACCCTTCGAGGTCGCCTTCCCGGTACGTGATCGTGAGCGCCACCTTCCGCTGCGGGTCGGTCTTGTCACTGTTGTCGACGTACCAAGCGAACCCACACTCGGGGCACTTATCATTGACCAGTTCACGCTTCCGTGGAGGCTCGAACTTCTCGGACACCATACGTACCCACCCCTCAAGTGTGCGTAGCTCGTACCGGTAGTCGGCATCCGTCTTCGTCCCGGCCTGCAACGCACGCGTGAAGGCCGCGTACCACCAGCGCAGATCGTTCTCGGGGTAAAGACCTGAAGGCCCACCGACCAATGCTTGGTGGCGGGCTGATATAGCTTCCTCGATCTGCTGGTACTTGACCAGGGCGTCAGCGTCGATGGGCACTCTCTCGTTGCCGGCGGCACCTGCCCCTGACCCGCCGCCAAGGTTAGATGCGACGGCCGCACGCAACTGGGGGATGAGTCCGTTGTGGGTGGCGAAGTAGTCGGGCCCATCCTCGACGGGTACACGGACGGTGTGGTCGATCGTGAGCCGGTCGAGGGCGAGGAGCAGTGGGTCGTCAGTCGCAGTCGTCAATGTGTGCGTCCTTTCCTGTTTCGGGCCAGTTCTGCCCCATGCCTTCCGACCAGAACCCGGCGCGCATGGCTTCACGGCGGAGCATTTCGGCTTTGTTCCGCCATGCGTCGCGGGCGTACAGGGCACGGGCGAGAGTGTTGGAGTCGATCGGGGACGGGTACGGGTCAGTCATCGGTGGCCTGCTCTCCGACGCTTGGGTGGCCAACCGTGTAGTCAACGATGCGCGGGGGGCTTTCGAGCGACCGGATGGAACGTGGATCGATGCTGTCGGGCGACCATCGCTGTCCGTTGTCGTTGATGAGATGGTTGCCATCGGACCAGAAAACAAACCATCGTGTTGGAATTCCGCCGCATTCCTCAGGATCGATGTGGCGGGCGGTGAAGGTTGTACCTGGCGCCATGTCTCGGACGCCTGGAATTGACCGCTCGCGTGTATCTACGTGTCGACTCATGTCGTCTCCTTGTTCGTGTGTGTCCACCCGTTTTCGAGGCAGTGTTCGTGCCGGGTGAGGTCAGTGGTCAGGTAGTCCGCGAGGCGACGCCAACAGGGGCACGTTGGGTCGGTGCAGACGGTAGGCCGGGTCACACTTCACCCCGCAGCTTGTCTAGGTCGTGAAAAACACGCCAAGCCTTGTTCGAGATCGCAATCCGTTCGTCCTCGGTTCCGGGTCGGAGTTCCGCTACCTGCTTCACGTCGTTGGCTGTGACATGTGATACCTCGAGTGCCAGAGAGAGAACTTCTAGGCGCTCAGTTGCTGTGCGCCTGTACTGGATGAACGAGATGCAGGAGTTGTGGTAGACCTCGCCGCTTTTGCTGCTGAATGCATTACGTGGGTCACGCTTGAGTCGGAACCGGTGGCCGCAGTGTGCGCAGCGGAGGGTGGCCCACCGCTTCAACTCCGCGATTGAGTAGCCGCTCAAAACGGGGTCTCGTCGGTGTAGCTGGGCGTGGTGGCCCATGCGTCAGGCGTGGCGGCTGGTGCGCCCTGTGCCCATCCCTGCTGCCCCTGTGGTGCGCTCTGACCGCCGTTGCTCGTCTCTCTATCAACCGCGACAACACTCGTCGCCTTGACCACGAGGTCGTAGTACTTCTTGCCTTCGTGCTCACGAACCTCGGTCATCTCCCTGCCGATCACCTCGACCTGGGCGCCCTTCGCGAACCGGGTGAAATCGATGGTCAATGGCTGGTTGTTGTTGTCGTAGCCAGCTTTGACGGTCCTGAAGGTGCGTGAGGTGGTGACCCAGTTGTCGCCGTCCTTCTTGCGGTGCGTCTCGGCGGTCTTCATCGCCCAGTCCGGGTGCTGCTGGTTGTTCTTTGTCCAGTCTTCAACGAATGCCTTGAACTTGATGTCAGCCATTAGTTGGCCTCGCTTTCTTGGTTCTTCAAGAGTTTTTTGTCGTGGTATCGCTGCAGGGCGCAAATGCGGCAGTTGCGCATCGTCTTGCCCGACGGCGACACCCATAGGTAGGTGTTCTCTGTGTTGAATTCGTGTCCCCGCTTGCAGCGCTTCTGATTCGTTCGGTTCGCGAACGGCAAAGCGCGCCTGTTGTTCTCGGCAGTCGTGACGGGTTCCAAATGGGCCGGGTTGACGCATGCCCGATTGCGGCAGAGGTGGTCAAGGGCAAGGCCATCCGGAATGGGGCCGACGACGTATTCGTAAGCGACTCGGTGGGCCTTGCGCGACTTGCCGTTCACGTGGAAGACCCCGTACCCTTCGCGCAGTTTTCCCGCCTTCCATAGCCAGCAGGAAGTCGTCTTGTCGACTTTCGGCCAGAACCTTTCTTCCGGCGTGGGAAGGGTTGGGTTCGGCGGGAGCAATGCGCGCTGCCGATTCCAACGCCAGTTCTCATAGTGCTTATGGCACATCTGACGAGTCTTCGCTTCTCGCTCACAGCCCGGCTGATTGCACTTTGGCTTTGGCGATGCTGAGTGGGTACGATTCATCGCAGCCCTCCGATCAACTTGTACTTGATTGCGGGTCAGGCCCCGGCGAGTGTTTCCAGCACTCGGTTTGGGGCCGTCTTCATTTTAGCGTAGTGACTGCCCGTTTCTGCTATGCCACCCTCCTGTTTTTGAGAATCGCGTACGCGGCGATCTGTGCTTCCCGGTCTCGTTCGAGCCGGGCTTCGAGTGCTTCTAGTGGTGCCAGTGGTCCACGGAGGTGGCCTGTCTGGCGGATGTAGAAAGCGGCCACGACCTCTTGGTGTCGTGACCGCATCCGGTTGTCTTCCGCACCACCTGGGCGCTCTAGTTCGGGGTGTAGGGGTGGGCGCATCCGTTCGTTCTCGAGGGTGGACGGGTTGAGGCTGGCTATGAAGGTGTCCCAGGCGTCACCCATTGGGCACCCGTTTACCGATCCCGCCGAAGTCGATGGCCCGTAGTTCATGGACGGGTCGGCCTTCGATGGCGCGCACCTGTTCCGCGAAACCCTGGCGTGCCTCGAACAGCCGTGTGGCGACGTCTGCGGGGAGTGCAGCACGTCTAGGCCAGTCCGCCCCGATGAGGCCGCGCGCCTTGGCTGAGCGGACGTCTTCCTCGATGGCCTGGGGTGTCTGCCTCGTGTTGCTTTTGATCTGGTCGAGCAGCACGTCCAGGGACAGGTACTCGCGTGGCTTCGGTTTCTGGAAGTGCGACCTCACTGCTTCCTTCGCGGTCTCGAAGTCGACGTGCCCCAACTCCTCAGCCCACACCTGCGCGGTTGCCTCCGACAAAGCCCGGTTGTCGTAGCCGGCGCTGATGTACCCGAGGAGGCGTCTCGCTTCCGGTTCGTTCATGCGTCCGCTTCCTTACCAACAATCGCGCGTGCCAAGGCATAAGCGGGCAGTTCGTAGGCACCCTCCGGCAGCTCTCGCTCGTGCAGTCCCGCGTGCATGATTGCGAGCTGTGCGTCGATCGTGGAGTGGAGAGCGACCAGAAGCGTCAAGGTCGGGCGATGAGGGGCATCATCGCCATCAAGCGGCTCATCCTCGTCGTCGTCATCCCAACCGCCGCCAGTACTAGCTTCTGCCTTGATCGCGTAAGCCTTCGCGTCGGGAGCGAAGATGCCCACGACATCACTGCTGAACGGGTAGTTGGTGTCGACCTCGAGCAGGCCAGGGAGCGCCGCGTCGCGCATCTTGGTCAACTTGTCGATGGCCTTCTGCATGGTCTCTGCTTCGTTCATCGTTCGATCTCCTGTGTGTAGTTGTTGTCGGCCCCGGTCATGAAGGCGACAAGTTCGGCGTCACGCTGGGTACCGCGAGTGCCTTGTGCCGATTGCTGCTTGGCGTTGGCCTGGTGTCTGAGCTGGTCGTACTTTTCGCGGAACGTCGGAATGGATCTGATGTTCGCTTTCCAGAACGGGTCATTGAGTGCCCATGAGAGGAGGCGCATTGCTGAATCGAGCTGCCTGCCGTCCTTGTCGAACATCAAGCGGGCCTGGTCGTGCCATTTACTGCCCACGGCAGGTGCCTTGTCGCCGTTGCTTTCCATCAAGGCGATGAGGTGATCACAGATGGCCTTGACGTCGTCGCGGACCGCAGGTTCCGACGTAGCTAGGTGTGTGGAGTCAGTAGCTAGGAGTAAGGAGTTAGTAGTAAGGAGTGAGGGGTTGTTTTCGGAACCCTTTACGGAACCCTTCGACAAACCCTTTCCGCTTCCGTTCGAAACCAACTCGAAAGGGTCAACCGGTGTCCTCGAGAGGATCCCGTGAACCCCTTCGACGTCGAAGCCCTTCCACTCGGGGTGCCGTTCGTAGAGCTTCGACAGCTCCCACACGATCACTCCTCGAAGCGTTGGCGAGGCTATTTTGCTGAAAGACGAGACCATCGCCTTAGTGACGTTTGGCTTGTGCAGGAGGCCGTCGTGCTTAAGGAACGAACGAATCAGTACCTCCTCCGTCTCGTCGTCGATCACTACGAACGACTTACCGGCCAGCTCGGTCGCCGCTAGCTCGACTGCCGTCTTGCTCGCGTCTTCAGACAACGCAGCGATTCGCACCGGACGCCAATCGGCCACCCCCGAGTAGTTGAGGGTGGCCGATGAGAGAAGCTGCAGGTACAGGAACTGCGCGTGGATGGTCAGTGATCGGAAGTCGTCGTCGTTCCAGATGTCGATTCGGATGGATGCGTGATCTCTTGCCATATGCGTGCTCCTCTCTCTTCTGGTGCGCCCTCGAAGAACCGCTTTTTGACCGGAATGCAGTCGTACTCGTCAACCGGTCGTTCGGGGTTCGACCAAAGCTCCTGGTACTGCTGGTAGGCGCGTAGCTCCCGATTGGTGTTGTAGACGGGTGATTGATGGTTGATCACGCACGCCTCGATCTGCCTGGCTTCCCAACGAGATCGATACCCCTCGACGTAGACGTGCCGAACTCGGATCTCACTAAGCCACCACGACTTGTCCACATGCTGTCTCCACCTACGGTCGAAGTCGTCGGCTATGCCGACATAGGCCAGACGGTTCTGGTCGTCCCATACTTCGTATACCCAGCAACGTGCGGGCGGGTCCTTGAGATAGCGCCTGTTCGGCTCCCAGTCGATTTCAGAAATGCGGGGCAGCGTGCCTGCCATGCGACCCTTCCTCTCTCGTCATCGCGCTTCCCCGTCCGTCCATATCTCGATCTCGGTCCTAGGGCTGTCTGGGTCCACGTAGTAGTCGGCCCGCAACTTCTTGATCTGTTTGTCGTCGACCCATGCGATGCCGTTGAGTGCGTCGCTGGTGAGTTTGAGGCAGTTGTCGAGGTCGGCGGTGACGTTGTTCTTGCGGTAGAAGCGGGCAACGAACTTGACGGGTCCGGTGAGTGGTTCCGTGATGGTGTGGGTCAGTCCGGCTTGTTCTTGGAACGACGAAGCCACTCGAGCTTCTGCGTCTCGAGTGGCTTTGGATGTGTAGCCCCGGCCTTTGCCGAACCGGGGTCTCTCTTTGGGGAGGGGCTGTCCTGGGATGGTGAGGTTGGCGGCGAGGATCATCCGGCAGCCTCCTTGGCTTTGTTCCAAGCATCCCGAATGGCGCTGATGGTTGCTGCTGGTGCACCTGCGTCGGATGCTGCTTTGCCGAGTGCGCCGATCGCGTCGGGGTTGTCGGCGGCGAGGGCGAGTTCTGCGAGCCAGTCGCGCTGGACGATGGCGGGCAGTGGTTCGACATGCCAAGTCCGCTTGCGACCGGTTGCCCCTGCGCCTCTGATCTGCACGTCACGGGCGGCATCGATGTCGGAGAGGTGGCTGATGCGCACTCCACCTACCTTGTCTTTGCCGAACATGACTTCGGGGTCGTTGTAGAGGGTGACGCGCTTGCCTGGCCACTGGTCGCCCTTGGTGCTCCAACATGCCGCGAGCACGTCGAGCATTCCCTTGCTAGGCCGCCAGACTCGGTCGAGTTCGACGAGGCGGATCTCGGCAACGGTCTTGCCGTCTCGTTTGCCGATGCGTGATCCGGTGTCGATGGTGAATGTGCGTGGCTCGACGAGTTCAATTGCGTCGAGCTGGTCACTGTTTGGCGCAAGCGCCTGGGTGATGTCCATGGTTAGAACTCGATTTCTGCGAAGTGGTCGACGCGTTCGGCAATGGGTAGTCCGTCGGTGCGGTGTCGGTAGTTGTCGATGATTGCTACGGCTTGGGTCTCGAAGGCGTCGAGGGCTGTGAGGATGGCGGTGTCCCATTTGGTGTCGCGGTGGACCCGTTGGACGTAGAGGGGCCATCCGCCGGCGTAGGACACGTAGTCCCACCAGTCACGGTTGAGGACGAGCATGCAGGTGTGAATCTGGGCGAGGTTGGCGGCGGGCACTTTGCCGTTGAGGATGGTGGTGAGCTGCGTCCGGGGCTTGCGGGACTTGATCTCTATGCCGCCATCGGAGCCGACCAGGCCGTCGGGTGAGGCCCCGATCTTGCGCCCGTTGACCTCCAGCACCGCAAACCCAATCTGGTCGACGGGTGCGTGGTGTTCGGCGTACATGTCTCGGGCGAGGGGTTCGTCCATGGTTCCGCGCTGCATGTCGAATGAGGGGTGTACGTAGTCGACGTGGCCGGTGATGCGTTCGGCTGCGAGGGTGTCGACGAGTGCGCGTGCTGTTTCGGATTCGGAGTGTTTCAGGGTGGATGTGACGAGCTTGCCGACGTTCGAGGCGGTCAATAGGCCGCATCTGGCCTCTAGCCACTCTCCGCTGCCCTGTTCCAAATCGCGGTAGATGGTGAGGCTCATCCCTGTCTCCTTCCAAGTTCGATGCGTGCCCGGGAGAGTGCGGCTTCGTAGGTCAGACCGTCGTAGAGGTCGAGCAGTTCTTGTGCGTGCTCGAAGACCTGCTCCTCGTACGCGGCGTCAGTCACGATTGGCACCGTTCGTGATGGCAGCGCGGAATCCGGCGTGGAAGGCACCAACTGCGGACATGCTGCCGTCGCGGTGACGCTGGATGGACTCGTCTTCCCTGGCGTTCGCCCACGCCTCATTGATCTCGGAGTCTGTGATCTGCGGTCGCTCGGGCACCAGACGGGTGAGCTTGCCCGTGGGCGGTGCGCCGTTCTGCCCGTTCCAGTCCAACCACTGGTCCACGTGGTACGGCTCGCTCTTGGGGCCGTACACCTGGTGCAGCCAGTGCCGCCCTTGCTCGTCCTGGTAGTGGCCCGGCTCGGTCGGCAGAACGGGCTGCGGGTTCGTCAGCTCGGGCGGGAGCAGCTTCCGGACTTCGGCCCATGCTTCTGCGAAAGAAGGCATATCCCGGATCACTTCGACCCGCTCGTAGGCGAGTCGGTGAATGTCGGTGATGTCGGTCATGAGTTCTCCTCGAGCTCGTATGCGTTGTAGACGAAGATCGGGTGTCCTGCCGCAGCTGCCACGTAGGTGACCACGGCGAGGAGGATGACGGCGGTGGTGATGAGTGCGGTACGGCGGGGGCGGGTCATGCGTGCACGTCCTCGCAGCAATCGCGGTGAGCTAGCCAGCCGCCATCGGGCGTGTTCTCGAAGCACACGGCCTCGCCTTCCCAGATCGGCTTCTCGCAGGCATCACACGTGGACATGGGCTTCACGGTCCGTTCCTGTTCGGCGGTCTTCCGTGCGGCCAGGTCGGCCCGTTCGTCGTGCGCGAACCGGAGTGGGTTCTTCTGCCGGCTGACACATGCCTCGCCAGCGTGTGCGTGGCAGAGGGGGCATGTGACCTGGTGGGCGTGGATGCGGGCGTTCACCGTGTTCTCCATTCGCGCCAGTACTCGTAAGCGATGACGGCTCCGAGGGCGATGAGCATGCCGAGGATGAGCATCGCGCCGGGCTGGAAGTGGATGGCCCCGTTTATGAAGGTGCCGAGGGCAAAGAAGGAGGCCAGGAAGACTGCTGTCTTCCCGGCCTCAATGAGTGTCCGCGCCCAAAGTGGGCGGTGTGTTCGGTTCATGCGGTTGTGGTTTCGGTGTGTGCGCGGCGTCTGCGTTGGCGGGCGCATTCGAGGCAGTAGTTGCGACCGTTGGATCGGTGGCCGGTGTTGTGGGGTGTGAGTGGGTGTTTCCAGCGGCAGAGGGGCGTGTTGTGGGTGTCGGCGGGGAGGAGGTGGACGAGGCCGAGCATTGCTGCGACTTCGAGTACGTCGCCGGCGGGGATGCGTGTACGGGCGTGGGAGAGTGCGTCCCATTTCTGTTCGAGGGTGGTGTCGTAGTCCTCGATTGGGGTGTAGTCCATTCCGACGTAGAGGCTCATGTGATGATCCGTTTCCTGAGTGCGGTTGCGACGGCGTTGGGTGTGTTGGTCGCGCGCAGTTTGGTTCGTATGTAGGTGAGGGTTGATCCGACAGCGGTCTCGGTGATGAAGAGGGCGTCGGCTATTTCGGCGTGCGTGTCACCGTCCGCCACGGCCTGCAGGATCTCGAGCTGGCGTGACGTAAGGACTGTTCGGGTAGCGAGGGTGGGGGCTGTCACTCGGCCTCAGCACGGATCGCAGCGGCACGAGCGTCGAGCCAACTGGCCCACTCCTCGCAGTCCGCTGCAACAGGGTCATGCATAGCGCGTGCCGAGGTTGCAGCAGCTTCGAGTGCCCGCGCCTTCATCTCGGCATCGTGCCGGGCCAGGGAGGCAGGCGGGGCGGCGTCGTAGGGCTGCAACGCGTTGAGCACGTCAGCCTTCACGGTGTCGAGCTGGGTGCCCACGATGCGGGCTTGCTCGATGACGCGAGCGAGGGCGTCACGCTCGGCACGGGCCTCGTCACGCTCACGCTGAGACCGGCCTTTGATCGACATCGCACCTCGGTACTTGTGGCGCAGCAGCGCTGTCTCTTCTCGGACGATCTGGTTTGTGGCTTCACGTTCGCTAACGAGGCTGTCGGCTAGATCGCGGAGGAGCGCTGCCTCAACAATGCTTGTCGTCACATCCGCGCGTCGTCGAGCCTGTGCGATGAGGTCTGCGTGGCCTGCTGCGGGAGGCGTGTTCGGGTGCCAGGTTGCTTCACTTTTGTTGCTCATTCGTCTTGGTTCCTGTCGTAGTCGGTGGGGTAGAGGGCGGCGAGGGTTGCGTGGACGTGTGCGGCTGCGATGTGGTCGCGGCGCTGGTCGCCGGCAAGCTGTCGCGCTTCGTCGAGCAGGTGCTCGGCTCGAGCGATGTGACCTGCTCGTGTGTTCATGCGTTGACCTTCAGTTCCCAGAAGAAGTGACGGCCCCTTTCGCGGTACAGGCGGAGGCAGATCGCTTCGGCTTGCAGATGGTTGGGGGCGTCGCAGTAGTAGCCGCGCGTTTTGAATTCACGGATTGTGTAGGGGAGTGGGTTAGACACGCTGCCTCGCAATCCTCGGCTTGGACACTTCGCGGACGTAGAGGACGTAGTTGCGGTCGAAGCAAATACGTCGGGCTGCGTCCTCTGTTGTCCAGACGATGCGGGAGTCGGGGGACTCACGGAATCCGTACTCCTGCTCGGGGATCACAGGACTGTCACCACCCAAAGCTGGTGCTCACGGTCCCGCTTGAGGCCACGCAGGATGACGTTCGTGCCGGCGTAGGCGACGAGGCCTTTCTCGACGAGTTCCGCTCTCCTCGATCGGATGGAGGAGTCGGATGCGTACTGCTCGGGGAGTGGGTAGTGGCCGCGGTACAGGTCGATGAGGTGCCGGTCGCACTTCGGGCCGTTGAGAAGCAGGAGCATGAGGACTCGCTGCTGCACGTCCGAAACTTCGGTGTCCGACGGGTATTGATCTGAGGTAGCCGGGTCGTGGCGGCGGGATCTAGGCACGTCGATCACCAGCCCGGACTACCTTGCCGTCTGCATCGATGCGCAGATTGGCTCGGTGCAGGCGATAGAGGAGGGCGGTCCGCTTGCGAATTCGCGCAGTCTTGATCATCTGTACGACGGTGTAGACCTGCGCACAAAATGTGATGCAGATGAGAATCACAGTGGCTAGCTGAATGCCGTTCATTCCGTTCTCCTTTGTGTAGTTGTGCGTGTACGTGAAAGCGCTGGTCAAGCTCGGGTTCGAGACCAGTGCTAGTGCCCCCGCCAGGATTCGGACCTGGACGATCCCGGGTACGACTCGGGGGCGGCGGGCTAGGCACAGGCACAGGCACGGGCTATTCCGAGCGCGCCTCTTTGTAATCGGCCAGGAGAGCATCGACATCTTCGGTGTCGATCCAGGTGTCTCCGTTTTCGTTGGGCGTTCGGTCGATGTCTTCAAGGCGTTTGATGAAGGCCTCTGCCGCCATCGCTCGCTCTCGCCATCGGATTGATCCCTGCTGCGGGACGTGCCGGGTTGGGTCTCCCCACGGCCGCAAGTTTTGGCGAGGCATGTTGTCAGCGCCTGCTCTAAGATCGACGATTCTTTCGCTCATCCTTTTGCTTTCTTGTTCAAGTAGTTGCGCCAAGTCGCCGTCAGCGGATTTGTAGAGTCCGTAATTGATCCGGGCAGTCACCAGCAAATTTGCAAACTGCTGTCGGAGGCGGTCGCGGTCTGCCGTTACCGCCTCAAGCGTTTCGGCTACTTCGGGAGCCGTCATGCGGCCAGCAACCTCCCCGCGGCATCCCGGTGGCGCGTCCCGATATTGGCGACGCGGTACGGGTACTCGGGCTGGTCTGCGCGGTTGCGGAACTCGGCGTACTTCTCAGCCGCCTCGATGCAGTCGAAGGCGGCGACGACGTTCCAGTCGGTGTCGCCGTTGAAGGGCTCCTCAACGACGTATCCGAGAAGGGAGCACGCGTTGTCGTGATTGGCGTTGGTCTCGGGCATCAGATGTTCCTTTCATTAGGTAATTGCAAGCGCCCTACGCCGATTTGCACGGCTCGCAGTCGTGGCTGCGTTCGCTTTCGCTAGGGCCACCTCGTCAGCGCGGGGGCACATAGCCCGCTTACGACGCTCCATAGAGGTGAAGTAGTTGATTGGGCGTAAGCGACGGGTTGTCCACTGAGGGGTGCCGTGTACGCGTCACGCCGGCCCCGTTTCTTCTTCGTCGGGGCCACGCTGTGTAGTTGTGAAGGGGCAGATGCGCGACGTACTGGCCTGGTGGGGCGGTCTGAGGGCATGGCAAACACCGCCTCGTGAGGGCGGCAGTTGACGAGAAGCTGGGTGGCTAAGGAGTTACGGTCTTTCGGAGGGGAGTGCTGCGAGCCAGCGCTCACCCTCCGGCTTGGTGATGATCGGTTTCCTGCCTGCCTTGGTGGGGTAGGAAGGGATCAGGTCGCCGTTGTCGATCGCTTTGCGGATGGTGTCAACTGACAGGTCGACAGCGTTTGCGAAGTTGGGGATCGAGTAGGCGAGCTTGTCGAGCGTGTCGCTCATGCTGCCTCCGTGAATAGTTCGTGGATCGGGAGCGCAAGAAAGCCGCCGACGCGAACCAGCTCAAAGACGGTGAACTCGTCCACCCCTTCGAGGCGTGCGGTCAGGTCGGTGAGGGTCATGTCGGCGGCTTCCGCTACCTTGTGTCCGTCAGCACCAGTCGCAGTCATGCGGGCGCGGATGCACCTGCTGGCTGCTGTGGTGTGGTTTCTTCTGCTCATATTTGGAAGCCTAGCAGTCAAATCTGACGGCCACAAGCTTGTGCGTTCTTTCTTTCCGTCAAATTTGGCAGTATGCTCGGCCAGTGCAACCGACCAAGGAACAGATAAACGACGCCCTAGCTGCCGAGATTCGAGCAGGCTTGGCGCGTCGGAAGATGACCGTCTTGGAGCTTGCTGAGCGGACCGGCATTTCGGAGTCAACGATGATGCGGATCACTAAGGGTGCAGACATCCAGTTGTCGAAGCTCTATCTGATTGCGGATGCCCTGAAGCTGAGCCCGGTAAAGATGGTGCAGAACGCTGTCCAGGAGGCTGAAAGAGGCGTCAAGTAGGGCATGAGAAAGGGCCGCACCACATGATGTGGTGTGGCCCTTCTGTTTGCTCGGGACGCTAGCCGGCTGCTTTCCGGAAGACGTCGGCCAGCTCGACGCCGAAGCATTCAGCGAGCTTGAACAGCTGCGTGATCTTTATGTCCCGCTGGCCGCTCAGCATCCGGTTGACGGTCGTCGTGGGGATGCCCGTTCGCTCGACGATGACCCGGACGGACAGCTTCTGCTCAGCCTTGATGCCACGCAAGACACGTGCAACAGAGTCGTTGGCTTCAGACATGGTTCTTCGCCTCTCCCATTAGATCGATCGTATCCAAATGCCGATCTTGGTGGCCCAAAACGTATCCCATCACTTCCTCGAACGACGCATCCAACTTCCAAACCTTCCAACCGCACGGGCACTCGTAAGACCATCCGCTCATATCCCCACCTGGTCGCGTTTGCAGACAAAGGAATACTTGTCGCGTTCCGCTGCGACAATTGCCCGCGCGGCCTGAACCGCGGCGGCCTTGGCGGCGTCTCGTGAAACACCCTCAAACATGACTGCCGTCTTCTTGTGAAGATCCCGCAGCCACGACCGGTAGATCGCGAATGTGTCTTCGTTCGCTTCCTGGATCAGCTTCGTCTCGATCTCAAACCGGACGGTCATGACTCGCTCTTGTAGGGGTTCTTGGTCTTGTACCCGCGGTTGAAGTCATCAATCGCGTAGAAGTTGCCGGCATCCCAACCCGAATCCCAGGCGGACTTCAGTTGTCGCTGCACGTACGCCTCGAGTGAGTCCTCGACGTTCATGCCGACGTGAGGCAGAATGCGCTGCAGGTCTGCGCGAAGGTCGCTCATCGCCGCCCACCAAGATCAATCGCTGCTTCGGTGATGTCCCGGAGTGCTGCCTGGTAGCCGTGTTGGTAAGCGTCGTCGAGAAGCGTGTCCCCAATGTTTCCGACCAGGTACATAAACGAGCACCCGATGGCTTTGGCGATGGCCGACAGCTCGTAGACGTCAGCGGTTTCTTTGCGGCCGGTCTCGATATTGGTGATGGTAGCCCGGGTGATGTGATCCGGCAGAAGATCTGCCAAAGCGTGCGCAGACAGGCCCGCAGCTTTACGCGCGGACTGCAGCCGTGTTCCAAGGTCGCTCACTCTTCGCTCCTGTACGGGTTCATGGCCGGGTCCTGGCCGGTAAGGCTGAACGCCCAACCCTCATCCCAGATGTCCGCCTTGGACTGCAGCTGAAAGCGGAAGAGGGCGACCCTTATGGCTTCGTCCCAAATCGATTGGGCATCTTCCGAGAGGTAGACGACTTCATGAAGGGAGAGAGCGGACTGCTGGGCATACTCGGCCTTGAGCGTCCTTCGGAGGGCAAGGAGGATCATCGAATCCGAAATCTTCAAGCGAGAAGCCAGGTCGATGGCCTGCTTACGGGCCTCAGCATCGAGTTCACTCATGCGCCTGCCTCCTCACGCTTGATCTGAGCCTTGTGCTTGCGGATGGCGGCCAGCACGGCTCGCGCTCTTGCCTCTTCGTACTCGATCGATGTCCAGATTGATTTTCCTTCGTCCGAGTCGTGAACGCGGACCCTCCATTCCCAGACCGTTGTGTCCCTCGGGCTGGTCACTTTTTGCACGCTTACCTCCATGTAGCCGTAAGGTGCGGGCAAGCGCGTGGGTTTGAGTTCGGTCATCGCTGCGCACCCTTCTTGATCTCGTCTTCGTAGTGTCGGATTCGCACCGGGAGCAACACCGCCTCCTTCTCTGCCTCGGCGCAAAGCTCGAGTACGGTCGTGTCGAGAGCCATGGCCAGGCCTTCAAGGTTGGCGAGGGTGAGCGGCTTGTCGCCGCGTAGGATCTTCGACAGCTGGGACTGGGACACACCCGAAGCCGCTGCTGCATCGATCTGTCGCAGCTGCCGGCGAGCCATCAGGCCCCGGATCACGGCCGGAACGTGGTCCGACAGTGGAGTATTTGTCTGCATAAATGACAGCTTAGCAGTCATATCTGAATGCGGCTAGTCCGTCCGGAATGCAAATGAATATGGTGAACAGGAAAACGCCCCACCTCCGTAGAAGTGGGGCGCATCTGTTAAACTCGGCTTAGCTCGCCTACCAGCGGTAGAAGGAGTATCGAGGCCGTCCTACGGGGCGGCCTCAGCCAATTCCCCAGCAGGCGCGGTCAGGAACTGCTGCGACATCATGGTCATCGCTTCACGGTGCTCTTCACGGATGCCCTTGGAACGGTACTTGCGGGTCATCGCTGCGGTCGAGTGGCCGACGATTTCCTGGATGATGGCTTCCCGGACGTTGGCGGCGTAGAGCATGTCTACGGTGGCGTGGCGGGCATCGTGGAGGCGGGCGTCGGGTACGCCGGCACGTGCGAGTGCCTGGTGCCAGGACTTGCTGTCCACGCTCGGGTCGATGGGGGAGCCGTCCTGGTTCGTCCACAGCAGGCCGTGCGGGTTCGGCTCAGACAGGGACGCCTCAATTCGCCGCTCGAGGATGGACTTGAGCGGGTCGACAAGGGGGACACTGCGCCACCCTGCAAGTGACTTCGGGCGTGACAGCCACAGTCCGCCCTCAAGGTGCCGGTACTCACGGTCGTAGGGTGCTTCCAAGTGACGCTGCGGGCACTTAGCACCCTGCTTCCAGTCGCACGTGATGGGCCCGTTCTTGCCGTCCTGGCATCCGTGGGACCAGCGGAACCGTTGGAGCTGCCAGGACAAGTCGAGGACGTCGGTCACACGGTCGATCTCGAGCCCGAGGAGTTCACCCTGACGCGCACCAGTCAGGAGTGCGGCGGCGACACGAGACCCGAGCCGATCGGAGGCGACGGTGGACATGATCTGGATGCCGTGCTCAGCGTTCAAGGTGACCAGCTCGGTCCGTGCCTTCTTCGGCACGTCGACAAAGGTGGCAATGTTTCGGGTCGCGTGGCCTTCACGTACGGCGTCACGGAGCGCAATCGAGAGGACACGGTGTGCCTGGCTCGCGGTAGTCGGGGACAGCCCCTGGTCGGTGACGTAGCGGTGCATCTGGCGGACGTGCTCGGCGGACAACTTGTCCAGGCGGTGCTTCCCAATCGACGGAATGATGTACCGCTCAAGCATGGTCCGGTACACGGCGATCGTCTTAGGCGCGATCCTCGGGGCCTGAATGTCGGTGAACCAGTGCCGCAACCACGCCTCAAGTTTCATGCTCGCGGTCGGCAGGTCGCCCGTCTGGGCAAGATCCTTCTGTAGCGCTTGCAGCTTGGCGAGTGCGGTGCGCTTGTCCTTGGAGCGGATGACCTTGCGCCGGCGTTTCCCGTCACGCGGGGGAAGTTCGACCACTGCCGTCCAAAGGCCACGACCATCCTTGAACAGTCCGCCCTCACCGTTGCCCCTCACCTGATTGCTCCGGTCATTCTGTTCTCCTGAGTCTTCCTAGTCGTGCTGTGCGTTGCCGTTGGCGAGGTCGACGCTGACCTCGGCTGATCTTCTGTTCGTGGCGTGCATGGTGGTGCTGGTGTCCTTTCGGGGGTTGGCTAGGCGCGAAGTCCGCAGCGTTTGCAGATGGCGCGTGACTCATAGCGGAAGACGCCCCATCGATGTCCAATAGCGACGCAAGTCAGGTGAGCAATTCGCATCTTCTTCTCCGGTTCATCGGTGTTCCTCGTGGGGGTGGCTCAATGTGGCGGCGGTCAGGAGGGCATTGCGGTATTGCTGGAAGGCAATTCCAGCCTCGGACAGTTCCCATTCAGCGAAAGCGAGTTGACGCCGTAGGTCGGAGACGCGGTCACGTGCTTCAAAGAACGCTTCCTGCTGACCGACGTTCGTGGGCACAAATACTGCCTGCTCGGTCATCTTCTTCTCCAAAACATCGGTGCAAGCTCCTGCAAACTGTGTAGCCGGGCGGTGTAGCCACCCCGGCCTGTTCGCACCTGCTTGTGCGTCCATATTTGGAAGCTTAGCACTCAGATCCGACTAGCTGTCAACCATATGTGGCGAATCCGTTTGACTCTTAATCAGTGGGTTCTCGGTTCAAGTCCGAGGGGGTGCACGGAAGTGGGGATATACGTGTAGCCGCGGGTGTCTCCGAAGGTGCCAAAAGTGAAGCCCGACCCCAATAGAGGGGTCGGGCTTCCTACTTTTTGGCTGGGAGTTAGGAAGCCCTCCGCTGCCGCCCGCGGCGGGCGTTGCCAAGTAGCAGAAACAGCGATGGCCCCTCATCTGAGGGGCCATCTGACGTAAGTGGCAAGCCACCGACGCGGGGTATGTCTCTATCTTATGCGAGAATGGTGCTCTTAGACACCCCGGCCCTCTGCTTCGCATGGCCGGGGTTTTCATTTACCGCGCGAGATCTCCCACAAGGGGGCAGTTGTGGAAGATCTGCGCTTCGAATGCTCCATTTGTGTGCCGCAACCACTGGTTGCACGGCCCCAGGGCATTCAAGTCCGGTCTACGTGCAAGACTCGTGCCGTGCTCAAGGACTACAACTACTTCATGACGGTCGAACTAGACGAGATGGTGGGTGAGGTTGAAAACACCATGCTCGACTTCGCCAACAACGAGACTCCGGAACTGAACGATCAGATCACTGCCGGCCAGCTTGCCCTTCGGGACCGCGCCGACGAATTTATAGGCCATCCGATGTCAAAACGCGCCGCTCGGCTACTAAGCGACGCGCTAGACGGTGACCCTGACTTCTACAGCGCTTGACGGGCCTGGCGTTCGGCAGCATGGTCGCGGCGGGAACGGCCATCAAAGTTGATGCCGAGCCGCTTCATTGCCTGCCTAAGCGTTCGAGGGTGGACGCCGAGGCTGGCGGCAATCTCGATGAGGGGCGTTGAAGTCTCGTTGATCAGTTGCTTGATATGCAAATCCCTCTCGTGAGTAGATGCAGAACGTGCCGAGCGCATTCGCTCGACTGCTTCGAGCTTCTGTTCGGAGCTTAGGTTGGAATTGCCCGGCTTCCTAACCTCCCGCGCCAACCCCTGACGCAACGACTTGCTCGCCTCGCTCTCGACGCGCTTAGGCCCTGACGCGCGCCATTCAGCGAGACCCTTACGCGCCTCTTCGGGATAACCACGTCGACGGCCACGTTCCTTGTTCTTCGCCCTGACTTCGGGGCTAGTGATCGAGGCGGAGTGGAACAAGCCAGCTCGATCCCTTAGTTCCTTGCGGCCAATGCCGTGAGTCCGAACTACATGGCTCGCGATCAATCCAAATGGTCCCGCTCCGCACCAGGGGCAGATGCCGACCTCAATAAATTCGCGGACGACTTCCTGACTCAGCAGTGCCTGCGGGTCAAGAGGGCGTTTCTTCAGCTTTGCGGCGGCTCGCAAGACACTCTCTGCTACGCCCTTAGTCTCTGCGCTTCGCGCCTTCATGCTCACAGCCCCGCCTTCCAGCATGTGCAATTGACGCGCTCATAGATGGGGTCGCTGAAGCCTCCCGGCGCGCCTGACATGTAGCAGCAGGATGCGTGTGGTGCGTCCGCGAGCATCTGGCGGGCCTGGTCACGTTCAGCGGTCACAGCGGCGAGGGCAGCAGCAAGCGCCTCGATGCGGTCGGCTGCTTCTTCCTCGGTTCCGAACCCCGGCGTCAGGTCTCGGAGGGATGCGACGATCTGCTCGTCCGCACTTGGCGTGGGGGCGGTCATGCGGTGGCCTCGGACTTGAAGCAGGTGCAAGGCCATACCTCGCTTTGCTTTCGACGGCACGCTCCTGCATGCGGCGCTCCTGCAATCCGCGCTTCTGCCCGGTCGGCCCTGTCGCGCTCGGCAGCGAGGGCGGATTCGGTGTCCTTGAGAAGCCAGCCGATGTCCGCGGCGACCACTCCTGCAGGCCACGAGGCATCGCTGTCATCCAGGAGCATCTGCCGGTAGTCGCGCATTAGGCGCAGAACGTCGGCGGGAGGTCGTGATTCGGTCTTGTTCTCGGTAGACTGCACAGCAGCCCCTCTCGTTGTCTATAGCAATGGTGGGGTAAAGCCGCCGCAGCTCAAACCTGCGTGCGGCTTTCTTTCTGCCACCATACCGCCAGATGTGGTGACTGGGTAGTCATATGTGGGTTGTGGGGAGCCCCGCGTCCTGGATCTTCCGCGGGGCTCCTTGGTTACCGGATGACGGTGCCGGCGTCGACTCCGACGCGTAGGCACTCTGCGATGAGTTGTCCACAGTCGGGGTCGTCGTAGTTGGTGAGCATGATGCCTAACCGGGTGGCGTGTCTTCCGGTTTGGGTGGCTTGTTGGGTGGCTTGTTCATGGTTCATCTGATCCCCTCGTGGTGGTGTGGTCGGGTGACCGAGGCTGGGTGGTGGATAGTTTGTGTCCCCCATGTTGGGTACACATTCCCCTGTTTGGGGGGTCGCTAGTGGCGGGTGGATGTGTGGTCAGGCTGGGGTGTGTGGTTGTCCGCGTGTCCAGGGGGTAGACAGGTTGAATACTTGTGGGTATCCGCAATAGTGAGGGCTGTGCAAGTTTCGGGCAGTCTCGCCCGGAACTCAGACTTGTTCGTGTTTGGCATAGGCCTGAGTGAATCTCACACCACCGACACTCGAACGTGTGTTCGAGTATGACCTACGATCAGCACATGACAACCACCAACTGGCGGGCACCCTGGGACATCCCCAAACCAGCCCCCACCTCACGCCTCATCGAGCACTACAGGGTCGACCACTGGACACTCCAAGCCTTCCCCGAAGACCACAACCCCACCAACTACCACCTACGCTCCGACCGACCCGGACTCCCCAAACACCACGGCGTCACCCGCAACCTGCACACAGGCTGGACAATCCACGACGGAGACGCCACCTACACCACCTGGGACGGACCACTCGCATGCCTCCAATGGTGGGCAGCGAGGCACTTCTTGTCATGAAGCTTGCTCAAATGCCGCCCAAGCCGTACGGTCTAACCGTGACCCTCCTGACCACCCCAATTGAGCGAATCGCCTACCGCTACAGCAACCCCCTGTGCGGGCACTGCGGCAAGGAGACAAGCCGCAACAAGAACTTCCGCGTTGAGGGTTGGTTCTGCTGCAACGAGGTATGCATGACCCAGCTCTGGATAGACCGGGCCTACTGAAAAACGACCCCCGCACCCCTTGATGGGGTGCGGGGGTCGTTTCACGAAACGGGGGTCAGGGACTTCGCCGCGAGATAGTTCGCGGCCACCTTGTACCAAA